AAATGTTCAGCACGCCTCCGCCTGTTGCTGTTATGGTTACGTCGCCCGTCCCTGTGTCTACTCCCGTGGAGGCTATCTGAATTCCTGCTCCCGCTATCACTCTGGCAATTACGGCCTGGGAGCTGTTGCTTACGTTTAGGTCTTGTCTGGTGACTTGCTCGTCGCCGACTTGTTCAGTTTTTATCTCTGTTCTTGCCATTTGTTTTTTTTATAAACCGCTAGCTCCCGCCCCGTGTTGGGGCGGTATGTCAGTGGTCTAGTACCAATAAGTGACTAATATTACATCTTTTGCTTTGGGCGCGTCTAGCATTGTGATTGTCGCTCCGCTGATCGTGTAGTCGTTTCCTGCTCCCACGTTCTGGAGGATTCCGTTTAAAAATACCATCTCGCTTCCCGCTGTCGGGGTGTTGGCCAGGTCGTAGTCCTGGTTCACGCCGTTTTTATCGCCTGTCGGCACTTCTCTAACTACTCGGGTTTCGCTTGCTCCGTCCAGGTATAAACCGTCGGCGTCCTTGGCAATTCCTCCTCCGCTTTTCAGCTTGACTTCCAAGGCTCCGCTGTTAAATTGTAGCCCGCTGTTTGTGGCCAGCTCTATGCTGATTGTGGTTCCGCTTCCGCCTGTTAGCCCGTTGCCTAGTGCGCTGGACGCGATTTTGTTTTCGTCAATTCCGCCGTCTTTAACTTGTAGGTTGTTTGCGCTTATTTCGATCGTGGTGTCGTCCACGTTTACTTCTATGTTGTCGGCGTTTGCTGTGATGCCGTTGCCTGCCCCTACGTTTAGGGTGTTCCCGCTTTTCGTCAAACCGTCGCCTGCGATTACCTGTCCTGCCCCTGTAAATTGCGAGAATGCCAGCTCGGTTGTCCCTACGGTTATCGGGTTATTGGTTGTTAATACCCAGCCCGTATCGGCTAGGGTTGTTCCCTCCTCTACGAACGTAAAAAGGCCAGCGTTTACGTCCGCGTCGCTGTCGGCGTCGGCTGATCTTGCCCAGGCTCCGCTTGCTACTACGTATATGCCGTTGTCCTCGGCGTCTGTTTGGTTTTTAACAAGTACGCGGTCGCCTGCTACTGCGCTGACGCCGTCGATTGTTTGCTCCCCGCTTAGGGTAATATTTGCGGTTGTCGCTACGCGTACGCTCTCTTTAACGTCCAGGCCTTGCGCTACGCTGTCCACGTAGTTTTTGTTTACCGCGTCCTGGCCGTCGCTTGGGGTGTTTGGGACGTTTATAATTCTATTTCCGTCTACGTCAAGGTTGCCCGTCATCGCGCCCGTGCCGTCTACTGGCAATGGTAGCTTTTCAAGTTTTGATAGTTCGATCCCAGCGTCCGTCGCGACTTGCGCGTTTCGGATGTCTAAGTCCTCGATTTGGACGCCGTTGATTTGTGTTCTAGCCATATGGTTTTTGTTTTAAAATTAATTTTTTATGTAATCGATTATTATCGTGTCGGCTCCGCTTGGGGCTTCCGCGAATTCTATCTCGTTGGTTCCGTTTTCGTAGTAATCGTAAACCACGCCCTCTCTTTGCCTCATGCCGTTTAGGAATACTTTCGTTGTTCCTGGCTTGTAGTTGTAGTGTGTTGTGAATGTGGTATTTACTCCGTCTATGTTTCCGTTCGGTATTTCGTTATCGACGTATACGTTCTGGCTGGCGTTTATGTTCTGTAATTCTGCGAGTACTAGTTGCTGGGTTGTTTCCAATGCCCCGCCTGTGGTTCCGCCTCCGTCGCCTCCTCCGCCCGCTCGGATCAATTGCTGGGCTTGCGGTGTCATGTTAACGTATCGACCTTTTTCGTCTACAATTTTTACCGCCAGCGCGTTGCTTGGTAGTTTGTGTCGGTCGGCGCTTATCTGGATTATCGTTGTTTTTAAAATCTCTTTAAAGCCGAGGGCTATTTTTCTGGCCAGGCCTTTTTCGTCTACCGCTTTGTACCAGGCTGGCTCGTTTATGTCGATCGCTTCCGCTATCTTGAAATGGTTCGGCCAATTCGTCACTTTCATTTCAGGGTTCGCTATCTCGACTTTCATTCCGTTTAGCTTTTCGAGGTTCGCTACTTCGACGGTTCCTTTTATTTCCTGGGTCTTGGGTAGGTTGTTTATCTTGAATTCGGTCGGTTGTTCTTTTGCCTCTATCGCTTTTAGGATTTGAATTTGCAGGTTTTGCCTCTCGATATTTGACGCCTCGTAGCTTTCCTGGTTTAATTTGCCCTTTCGCTTCTTGACGGCTTCGCGTATTTTGTGTTCTAGTATTTTATCCATATTATTCCTCGTTTATAATTTCGCCTACTTTTTCGACGACTTCTTTTTCTATTTCCTTTTTCGCTTTGTGTACTTCGGCTTTTATCTGTTTGTCGGTTTCCTGCTTGCGGATCAAGTCCTCGTATGTTTTGCTGTCGGCTGTCACGGGTAATAATACGCATCGGCAGTTCGGGTGTCGGCTTCCGTATTTCACGTTCTCGTAATCCACGGGGTACGGGTTGCCGTCGCTTCCTATCTGGGTTTCGCCTTTCCGTAGAAATGTCCCGCCTAGTCCTACCATTTTGCCGTGTAATTCCCAGCACATTGGGCAGACGCGTTCGTCGTCGGCTGTGTACCATTTTTGGCCTGTTACGATTCCGCTCTGCTTCCAGCTCTCGACCATTCCGAAGTTGGCGCTGGTCATGGTTTCTTTTCTCGCTATTCGCTCCGCCCTATAAAATTCCATGTCTTTGAATAGCTTCTGTATGTTCTGGCTGGTTGTTTCTATGTCGGCTCCGTCCGCTTCGGCCTGGGCTAGCGTTTTCCTTAGTTTTCTGAATGTTTCGTTTACCACGGCTTTGCTGGCTCTGCCGATGTTGTCCCGAATGAAAGCCTGGACGCGTTCTGTTTCCAGGTCGAATATGCTCTCGATTCCTACCATGGCAAGGCCTGCCTGCCCGTTGTCCAGTATGTTCTTTAGCTCTGCCTCTGTTAAAAATCCGACCACGGCGTCTATCGCTCCGCGCTTGTCGATTAGGTCGGTCGCGTTTATTTTTCCTTTGTAGCTTTTCTTGGTTTTTAGGTTCATGATTGCTTCCTGGGCTTGCCTCTCGAATTCGTTCTTTACCTCCTGGGCTATGTATTGCTCGACGGTTTCGGTTCTTTTTATCATTTCCTTATGCTGTTTTTCGCCTCGCTCCTCGAAGTCCTCCTCCTCTAAAATGTCAGCGTAGCCGTCGTCTAGCTTATTGTTTATCTTGTCTTTTTTAAATTGCTTTTTTGGTTCTGGCTCGTCGTCTGGGTCTGGTTCGTTTCCGCCTCCGAACATTCCGCCGTAGTCTATCTGCTCGCCTATTTCGACCAGCCCTGTCGGGATGTATAAAACGTCCCCGTTCTCTACTGGTTCGTATCCCTCTAGTTCTCTGATCTCGTTTACCGTCAGCCATTTGTTGTATGCCTTTTCGTATTCGGCTAGCTTCGCTTCTCGGTCAGCTGGGACGGGGTCGACGTATGTAAAATAATAGCCCTCGCCTGGCCAGTATCGGTCTAGGTAGTATTGGTTCAGCTGGTCTACTAAGTCGTGCATTTTGGGCTTGATCGTAAATCGTAAAAAGTGCCATAGCGCGCTTCGGCTGTTTGCCAGGTTTACGTCGTCCGCTATCAGCAGGCCTTTCGGTACTCCGAACACGGTTAGTATTTCGTCGCGTCCGAATTTCCTCTGTTCGACGAAGTCCATCTCCTTTTGGTTGAAGTTCCATTTTTGCATTTTCAGTCCGCCTGATAAAATCGCCATTTTGTGGGCGTTCTCGCTTCCCTGGTGCTTGTCCTCCCATTTGGTTTGGATTTGCTTGTATTTTTTATCGTCCATTGTCCCGTCGTATTCTAGGACGACGTCTGGTCTTGCGCTGTTTTTAAAAAACTTGTTATTCCATTTTTTTACTTCGTTGTCGGTATCGACCGCTTCCCCGCTGGCCTGTAAAGCTCCGACGCCTGTCAGTGGGCTGTTCGGGCTGAATTCAAAAAACGGGATTATTTCCTCGGGCTCGAACGGTATCTGTTCGCCGTTTATCGTCATGACGTATCCCTTTATCGGTGCTTCCATTTTCTTGCCCTTTACGACTTTGACCAGGTCGGGTCTAAGTATCCATATTTCCATTGGCTTTTTTCTGGTTGCGCCTTTTGGCAGGTACCAAAAACAGCGCCCTGTCAGCTCGAGGTAGCTTTGTGTGGCGCTTATTAATTTCGTGAATGTCTGCATGCTGTTCGGGTTTTCCAGCGGGTGCATGATTTCGGGTTTGTTTGTTACTTCCTTATCGCCTTTCATGAGGGTCAGCTGTATTGTGCTTACCTCTTGGGCGATTAACTTCACGGCTCTGAATACCCAGCCTTTGTATTGGCCGAGTCCGCTTCCTTGGATTCCCATTGTCACGCCTCCCATTGTTACCTCTCGCCATGCTCCTCCGAAGTCGATGTCGCTATTGTCCGCTTTTGTCTGTTCTGCTCTTGGCGTTAGCTTGCTTATTATGTTTTGGAATAAGTTCATATTTTTATTGAAAATTATTTTTTTTACAAAAAAAGCCAGGGTGTTATCCCTAGCTCTCTTTGCGTGTAGCCGTAGCCCACGCGAAGCCAAGCCATTAGCCGTATGAAACTGTTTTTATAATAGCATGCTTTACTTTTCTTTGTCAATTTTATTCCTGCACGTTTTCCAATGTGGCAGGTGTCCGTACTGTCGTCCTCCGTCTTTTGTGTATGTGATCGTGGTTTTTTTTTCAAGCGGTAGGTATTTGCCCGTTATGTTTACCCAGGTTATCGGCTCCCCGCACATAACGCAAAACTCGCGCCCTTTTTTTTGCTTCGGTTTATATTTCGTTATCATATTTTTTTAGTCCGTCTACTCCGCTCGTCATCCATTTTGTGAAGTCGTCCTTTTTTAGGTCGACGCGGTGCTCCACGTTTAGGACGTCTTGGGGTATGCCGTCTTGTATTTTTAGTGTTATCGTGCCGTATTCTAAACCGCGCCATAGCGCTATCACTTTGGCTTCGTTTTCGCTTAGCTCGAATTTGTATTTTTTCTTGCTCATAAAAAATTGATGTCTGGTTCTATGGTCGGGTTGAAGCAAAGCGCGGACGCGTCGGCCACGTTCGGGCTTGCTACTCCTCTTTTCGCCAGGCGTTCTTTAGGCTCTATTTGAATTTTCTCGCTGGTGTTTATTCGGTATTTGATTTCCAGGAGCTCGTAAAATCTGGCGTCTTTCACTATCTTGCCTCCGCCCCTTATCCATTCCAAAATGCCCCAGTAATTTTCGGCTTTTATGTTTGCGAATTTCGTCCTGTCCATTGGCGACCCTGCCCAGTTGATCGGGTTTATTGCCAGGCCTTTTTCTCTGGCTCTGTCGGTTACTCCTCCGCCTACGCCTATATCGTCTATGTTGGTTTGGTCGGCGTCGATCCGTTCTATCTCGGTTACCTGGGTCATGGTGTCCCTGGTCTGGTTTGTGCTATCCAGCCACATAAAATCCCCGTATTTCAAAACGTAGGCGCTCGGGTCGTGGCCTCTGCCGATGTCGGCTCCGCATATTCTGTTCGGGCGGTCGTCCTCTGGTATGTCGTTTCCCTCCTCGTCTTTTTCGTATAGCTCCTCTGGTAATTCCTCGATGAACGCTTCCTCTAAAAGTTCGCGCGGTATTAGGAACCTGTAGCCCTCTCGGTCTATCTCGTCCCGCTTCGGGAATTTGCAGTCGTATAGCTCTCTGAATAACGGCTTGCCCCTGGCTTCGTCTATGAATTCCTGGTTGTATCGTCCCTCGGCCAGCGCGATTTTGTAGTCTATAAAAATGCGGGCGTACTTTGTGCTTGATTTGTAAAAGTGGCTATAGGGTGGTTCTGTGTAGAATGGGTTCCCGATCTTGCAGTAAAATGCCCCATCGCCTTTTCCCGCTATCATTCTGAATACGGTCGACTCGGTGTCGTCCCGAATTAGGCAGGCCTCGTCCATGACTACTATCTTGCTTCCCTTTCCCATGGCGCTCTCGATCGACTTCCCGAAGCTCCGCTCGTTGGTTGAAAGCACGAATATTCCGCCGTGGTTGTTTAGCATGATCCGTTCTTTATTTTCCTCCTGGCGCAGGCGTTCCAGCCTGGTCGTCCTTTCCAGGGCTCCATAAAAAATCGGGCAGTCGCCCAGGTGGTCTACGTAATAGCGCATTATCTCTTTCGCCTTTTCCTTGCTCGGCGCTATCACGCTGACGACTTCGCCCTGGACGGCGCTTATAATTACGCAGGCCAATGCCACGGTCAGCGATTTGCCGTACTGGGTACAGCTCTCTATCTGTAGCCTTTTGTGTTCTCGAAAAACCAGCGCGTAAAAAATCAGCTTTTGGTTCGGCGTCATTTGTACCGACGCTGGCAATCCCTCGATTATAAAAAGGCTTAGCAGGTTATTTACTACTTGGAGCTGGTTCGCTGGTATGTCCTGGTATCGTAGCGTTGGTTGTGTTTGGGTTTGTGCTGGCATTTATTATCATGGCGTTTATCTGGGCGCGCAAAGCATCGATCTGGTTTCTTGCTCCCATGTCGTCGACCTCTGTCCGCTCCACATATCCGCGTTGTTTTCCTTTAGTCGCCAGGAACCATTTGCATGTCTGAACGTCGCCGTTCTGCATGGCTCTGACGATTTGTGTTTCGGCTAGGTCGAGGTTCTTTTCTTGCTCGATCATTATCTTGTCCTCTAGCTGGTATCGCTTTATTCCGTCATCTATCGCGTGCCAGCTCATTCCTATCTTGGTGGCGATTTGCGATATAATTCCGCCCGTTCCTGGTATCGCTTTTTCCAGCATGGCTTTGCTTAGTTTCACTTGGGGTGGTTTCTTTTTTTGTTTTGGCTTTGCTCTGGGCTTGGCCTTTGGTTTTACCTCTGGCATAGTTTTTATTTTAATTTGTTAATCCTCTACTCGCTCCGCTTTTTGGTCGGTGTATTCCTCCCAGCGCTTTATAATCACTTCGCAATAAAGCGGGTCTAGCTCCATGGCGTAGCAAACTCGGCCTAGTTTTTCGCAGGCTATCAGCGTGCTTCCGCTTCCTGCGAACGGATCAAGGACGGCGTGTCCTGCCATCGAGCTGTTGGTTATTGCTTCGGCGCAAAGCGCCACGGGCTTAGTCGTCGGGTGCATTTCGGATTTGGTCGGTTTGTCGTACCGCCATATGTTCGTTCGTTGTCGCTTCCTCATGACTTGGGCGTTCTCTACTTTCCCCTCTATCCGTATCTTGAAACCTTGGAACGTTACCGTTGTGAAGCCGTTCTCGAATTTGGCGCTCATGCCTTTGAATTCCTCCCAGGCGTTCGGCGCGTCCCTGTCGTCTATGAAGTAATGGTTTTTAATCTGTTTATTCCAGCCGTATAGAATTGGTTCGTAGGTTTGTTGGTAATCGCCCCGCCCCATTGTGAAGTTGTTCTTTATCCAGACGATGTATGTCGACCAGTGTCCTCCCGCGTTTTCAAACGCCCGCTTCAGCGTTTCCAGTTCGCTCGAGCTCATGCATACGTAAATTCCGCCCTGGGTGTTCTGGTTTATGTTGCGCATTGCCTTTTCCAAAAATAACAAAAATTCCGACTTGGTCATGTCGTCGTTTAGTATTCCCTCCCGTTGTTCGTCTTTGGTGAGTCCGCTCCCGCCCGTGTAGTCCACGTTGTATGGCGGGTCTGTGAATGTCATCTGGGCTTTGTTGCCGTCCAGTAATTTTAAAATGTCGCCCTCCTCTGTGGCGTCCCCGCAAACGAGGCGGTGTTCGCCTAGTTGAAATACGTCGCCTTTTTTTATGTGGCTTGTTTTTGGCAGGTCTGGTACTTCGTCGTCTTTGCTGTCGTTGTCGTTTAATAAATCATGGCTGAAGCCCGTCAAGCTGATTAGGTTGTAGTCGCCTATTTCCTGTAGCTCGTCTATCACGAGAGGCATTTCCCATTTGCTCTCGTTTAGTTTGTTGTCGGCCAGGCGGTAGGCTTTTTCCTCCTTGGCCGTCAGCTTCTTTGGCTCGGGCTCGCCGTATATTGTTTTCCCGTTTTCGTCTATGATCCACGGGTCGTTTAGTTTCATTTTCTCGCCGTGCTTTTGCCAGGAATACCAGCGCCCGTGGCCGACGATTATTGTGTTGTCCCGCCCTAGTTTTATGGGCTGTTGCCATCCCCAGCGCTTGATGCTTTGGGCTATTTGTTTCAGTTGCTTTGGCGGGTGTAGTTTCGCGTTCTTTGCGTATGGCTTGACGTCACTTAATAATAACGCCATTTGTTTTTAAAATTAATTAGTTAGTGCTTTTTGCGCTGTCCATCCCAGCCTGTTTATTCTCGCGTATATTCTGTCGCTTGGTATTCCTAGCTCGTCGCTCCATTCCTTTAGCGTTTGCTTCCGACCGTCTTTTTCCAGTATTCTGTTTCTCGAATAATTCAAATTCTGCTCTGCTTGGGTTATAAATCTACAATTGTTTTTTGTGTAGCCAGCGTCATTGTCTTTTCGGTCTAGTGTTGGTTTTTTTGTTCCGCTCGCTACCGCTCTTTCAAATTTTGCGATCATGTCTTTATAAAAATTATCGTATTCCATCCACGATTCCTGGATGGCTATTCCTCTTGCTCCGTATCGGTTGTGGTTCTTGTAATTTTTATTATAGCATCGGGTTTTCATGTCTACCCATTTTCGGTATAGCGGGTGCTTTTTCCTTTTGCCTCTGGCTAGGTTTTCTATCATCGTCCCCGCCCTCCTTTCCCTTGACGGTTTTGCGCTTTCCTGTTCTGCCTTATTGCCTTGGCCTTTTTCCGTTCCGCGGTCGACTTCCCGCGTACTGGTATTTTTAACTCTACGGGGTCAAATTTATTTTTTCTAGCTGGTTTGGTACTTTGGGTCAAGTCAATGATTGGCTCGCGTCCTGGGGCTTCCTGTGGCTTCGGTTCTTGACGGTTTTCCTCTTTTGTGGCGTTTTCTGCTTCCTTTTTCCTGGCGACGGCCAAAAATGCGCCCGCGCATTCTGTCGCTATCGCCTGGCATTGCCTCGGGTGGAGGCTCTGGTCAAAGTATATTTTTATGTCGGTTGGGCTTTTTCCCTCGAAGTCTACCTCGTCGACTTTGGCGATCATTAAAAATTCGCCCGTTCGCTCTGGTTTGTTCTTGAAAAGTTTCCCCAGCCGTTTTCGCAATTCATAAAATGCGACGCTTAATTTCCAGGTCATATTTTTATTCCTTAGTTTTTTTATCTTGTATTTCCTTTTCGGCTTTTTTTATCGTTGCTCGTTTCGCTTCCTCTACCGTTTCGCGTAGCCTGTCCAGGGCGTTGTGCATTTTGCAGGCCTCGTCAAATCCGTTATTCATTCCCTCCCAGTACTTCGCTCGGCCGTAGCTGTGTACTGCCATGATTCCAAAAACGGGCACGCTGATTAAAATTAAAATGTTTACGATCGCGTTTAGTGTTTCCATTTGTTTTTTAAAATTAAATTTATAAAATCCCCATGTGTAGCCAGCGCGCCGTGTTGTCGGCACTGGGCGCTCGGTTCTAGTCCCGAGGCGCCTTTATGTATCGCGCCCACGCGGTGGCGCCAGCTACTACTTGGGTTTCTGGGCTTCGCGCTTTCCCTCGCGTCTGCCCATAAGGTATCCGCCTACGTAGAAAAATAACAAGGGGACGATTCCTTTTAATATTTCAATGTCTGACGGGTTTATCGTTACGGTCATTTGTTTTTGTATCGGTCTTTTGGCATTACCGTTATTCGGCTTTCCTTTTTCCAAATCTCCAGCTGGTCG